ATATTATAATTTCTAATTGCTAATATATTTATTCCAATATTATTATCATTTTTATTTTTTATTATGACATCATCAACATACTTTTTATTATCTAATAATTTAAACCAAGAAGAATATGAAAAATTATCACCTAATGAAGATGACATTATATTATATTTAATAGCTATTTTACCTAATAATTTACTATTATATAAATTATATTGATGCTCACTTATTATTATATTATTATTTTTAAATTGATAATCAATAATTTGTAAATTTTTATCAACAAATATTTTTATGGGGTCTAACGCCCTATTTTCTATATTATTTATATTGTCATCTGGATTAATAACATTGCCTAAATATCTATTAAATTCTTGATCCTTTGTTATATCTTTTATATCATTAATAACATTATTCTCAAATAAATCTTTTGAACTTTTTGTTATTGCATTTAATATAGAATCTAAATTTGACTGTTTATCCACATTAGTCCTATTATTATATTTTACTAAATTAACTTTCCAATAAGGTTCTTCTCCCATAAAATCATATACTAATTGCGAACTGCTAACTTCATATAATCTATCTTTAATTAAAGGTATATATACAATATCATATTCTTGAGGAGCAGTATTCTTACCAAATACACTCTCAAAAACATTTTTTATTATATGCACTTCAAATTCTTTTACATATTCCATGCCTAAAAAATCATAATTAAAATCATTTACTGGTAATTGATTATCAGGCATTATAATCTTCAAACAACTAGCATTTTCAACAGAATATAATGTCCATTCTTTTAATATAAAATCAGCAGAATCTTTGCTAGGACTTGCCTTTAAATAAATAGCATTAACACCAATAAAATCATTAACACCCTTTAATATTTGATTATAAAGTTTTATTGATGATTTTATATTATATAAATCAAAATCAATAGGATTTAATATATCATAATCTTCTACTCCAGAATCATTAAAAAATATATACTGATTACTCATCGATATTGATTGTCTTATTACTTTATTAACATCTATATCTCTATAATCAACAAGTAAATTAATATCTTTTACATTAATATCACTACTAGAAACATATTTAAATCTAATAAAAAATCCATTTGATATATAATCAGTTATTACAGACAAATCATTAATATTAAGTGATGTCCAATAACTCCACACTTTATCATCTATACTCCATGAAAAATATTTTGCAACACTATCATCACAATCAATATCATCATTATAATCATATATCTTTATAATATTTTCTAATAATTTTGTCTTAAATATAAGAAAATTTTTGCCTTTTTTTGATAAACTTATATTGTTAATTACATCCATTTAAAATAAATAATTTTTTAATGATAAATGAAAATCCAATTTGGTGTATTTTCTTCTCTTATTGTATCTAATATTTTTTCTAATTCATTTTCACCATCACTTTTTATTTGGTCTGCATTTATAGATACACCGCCAGGTAAATTAAATTCAAACATACTTAACATTCGACCTAATGATATTTTTGCATTTGCCGCGCAATATCTTTGAAATGTCCAATCATCATATAATTTTTCTTCAGGTATTTTAACATATGTTTGTATCCACACATCAAATTTCGGATCTCGTCCAGTTATTGTTAATTGTTTTGAATTGTGATTAAATTCAAATGCTATCCTATCTAAATATAACGCTTTACTTAAATCCCAAAATGACTCATACGCTACTGCTAATACAACACTATCAGTATTATAAGGTGATAAATAAATTTCTTGAGCCATAATCTTTTCTATAGAAAAATCAGGGCCAAAATTACTAAATGTTGTTAATGTATGACCTTTGATTTCTTGCACATTAAAAATAGATACTATACAATCAGGCAATGTTATTGTTCTGTCTCTTTTAAATTCTTGCGATTTAAATACACTTAATTTTATAACATAATGTTGCATAGTAACAGAATATTGATAATTTATCCATGCCCAGTTTAATGCCTGATTAATTATTCTTTCCATTTCCTTATCAGGAATAGTATACGGCAATGCCCCCCCTACAGTAAGCTCCGTATTAATTAATTCTTTAAATTCATCTCTTGTCAAAATACAAAATTTTATTATTTATATATATATATAAATTTTTAATATTTAACTCCAATATTATTCATTAATGCAACTAATCCCCAAAAAGAATCTATTAAATCATCAATAGGTTTATAATATGTTTTACTATCTTTATTATGTGATTTTTTTACAAATATTCCATTTTTTAACGCTAATTGTAACTTGTTGTCTATTAATAAATCATTATTACTATTTATAAATTTTTCAATCATCATATTTTTATTATAATTTCCTGATCCCGCATTCCTTTTAATATATCTTGGCGAATAAACTAATATATCATCATACGTTATATTAAAATAATTTTTTAACATATATCTTAATAAATAATTATATCCTGCTAATTGAATTTGCATATTACCAAAACTACCAAAAGAAATTCCTTCCACACCAAAAATAATATTATTATCTTTTATATATTCACTTAACTTATTACATATTATATTCATTAAATAATCAGCATCCATTAAATTAGCAATTTCTTTTTTTTGCTGATCATTTGTTATTATCTTATCATCAATAATTGTTACTACTACATCACTATCAATTAAATTTTTAACAATATTATTATTGATAATTTTTTTTCTGGGAAATGAAAAAAATATTAATTTATTGTTTTTATAATTATATAAAGAACATGCGGTTGAATTTATACTAAAATCAAAAAAACAAAAATATTTTTTGTTCATAAAAAATCTATTTACTCAGGGCAGCGCTAATTGCCGTAGTTACCAATTTAGAAGTCATCAAATCATATAGTATACCTTTTTCTATGCCAAGTGCTTTACAGATTGCTTTGCCAAGAGCAGGCCCCATAATATAGCCAACACCTGCACCAGCAAGTGTTTTTATTATACCTTCGTCTAATTGAATATTATTTTCATTTAATATTTGCTTATATTCCTCAAATAATTGATTTTCTAACTCATTATTATTTATTTCTTTTAAATTATTAATATTTTTCATAATAATTATATTTTTTTAAACTAATGGATTAAACTTTATATCATTAAAATTAAATCCACAATCAAATGTTTGAAATGTTGGTGTATTAGACGGATATTCTAATTTTAATTCTGATATGGAGTTATATACAATTTTTTCATATACAATATTAAATATTTCATATCCTGAATTATTATAAAATGTTAATAATAAATCACCTAAATTAGTATTTTTATTTCTATATTCATAAAATTCAATTAGTAATTCATACATTATAAAATAATTTAAAAAGCCGTCGTAAAATTTAAATGTTATAGTAAAATCCTTATCCAAATAATAATTAACATTGCCCTTCCCTTTATATATACTTTTAGTATTATGAAGTCTTTCTTGTTCAACTATAGGTAAATTTGGTGTCGGCACAGTGCACGATTGTATACTAGCATTAATAAAATCCCAAATATTATTATATATTGTTTGATATTTTTTAATAGAAGGTATATATTTATTAGTTATATAATCACTAAAAAATGATCTAGGTAATTCAATCCTAAAATTATTATTTTTCGCATTTAATAT